CATCTTCTAGTTTCGCCACCAAGGGAAGGGTGGAGGCCGCGAGTGCTCCCTGCTCGTCCTGCATCTTGCGGAAGCCTGTTGCAGCGGATTCCGCAGCGGCGTTCTGCTTCTGTGTCTGGTCCACGAAAAGCCCGAATGCGATAGCCGCCGGGGCTGCCACAAGAGCGATACTAGCAAGAGACCCCATAAATCCAACGTAGGATGCCTGGCCGGTCATGAACCCCATTTGAAGGTTGAACATTGCCTTACCGAGTATCCCTGTCCCGGAGGCAGCAAGTTGTATGGCCGAGACGAAGTTAGATATCTTGAACAACGCAAAGGCAGCGCCGAATCCGAGTAGGATAGGCCATACCTGTTTCAGCGCACCCGCGAAGTCCCACACCGCAGTAGCCGCGCCCTTGAGTATCTGGCCAAACAGGTTGAACGTAGAGTTCTTGCCTTCGAGGATAGTGACGACCTTCGCCAAAGCCTTCTCGAGCTCGGGCATCATGTTCATGCCCATCTCGATGAGCGGCTTCTTCGCATCGTTCAATGCGACAGCGAATTTCTTAGCGGGGTCCTGCATCTGCGTGCCGAACATCTGCGCGGTTTTACCAACAGAATCGCCCATCGTCTGCATGCTTACGGCGAAGTCGTCTGCGGAGATCCCCGCCAACGGCAGAACGGCTTTCAGTGATCGGATGTTCGGGAAGAATTCAGCGAGAGCTGAGGTGTCAGTACCGCAGGCATCGGCTATCTTCATCAGGGATGTGAAGAGTCCGTCGGCGCGTAGGGAGTTGAGGTCGAAGTTGATGCCTAGGTCCTTGGCGGCCGCCTTCGCGCCGTCTGAAGGTTTAATGAAGGCCATCATAGCCTGGTTCAAAGCCATAAAGGTTGTGGCGGGCGGGACACCCTTCTGTGTGAGGGTGACGACAGCGGCCATCAATTCGCGGTAAGAAACCCCGGCTATGGCTGCAGTTGAAGAGGCCTTGGCGGTGTTATCTCCAAGGTCCTGCATGGTAAGTGCGCCGTTGGCTACAGCGGTGGCCATGACGTCGGCGTATTCGGAACTATCCTTGAGGGCAACAGAAGAACCCTTGTAGGCGTTCATCGTCCCGGCTAGAGCTTTGACTGCGGTCGTCGTATCCGATATACCACCGACAGCCAGCTTTGCCGCGGTGTCCAGAATGGCGAATCCCTCCGCATCGCTCGCCTTGGGCATATAGGATTTCACCCAATAAAAAGCATCGCCAAGAGCTTTGGCAGATACGGGAAGCTTGGTGGACATGTCGAGGATAGACGTCGACCAGCCCTCCATCTGTGCCTTGGAAGCATTGGTGATCGCGGCGACGTTATAGAGGGAGGTCTCGAAGTCCATAGCAAGCTTGACCGCGGCGACAGCTACGGCCGCGCCTATCAAAGCGATCCCGGTGGCGGCCATCTTCGCGCTCTGCCCCAAAGCGGAGTTCTTCCCCTCCAGTGCCTTCAAAGAGGCGGAGGCCTTCGCACAGCCCATATCAAGTTTTGTTGTATCCAGGCCCATCTCAGCCCAGATCGAACCCATGGAACCGAACAACTATTTCTTCTTTCGCTTTACTCGCTTCCAGGCTTTATCGAGGGAGGACTGATGCTTAGCGTCCGCCTCGGCCTGACTCATCTCGTGGAAGTAAGTGGGTTCTTTTCCTGATTCGATGAGGCTCAATAAGTAGCCGGCGGCCTCATCAAGACAGTAAATTTCGTAGGGGTCGGTCAGATTCAGGTACGTCGACGGGGATGTCTTGAACCGCTCGCTTGTACGTGCCAGCAGAAAAAAGCTCGCGGATTGCACGAAAGGGGATTAAACTGTTGACCCCGTTCATGACGTAAGACCACAATGCCATCAACTGCGCTTGGTCAAGGTTCTCCTTGACCTGCTCATAGGTCGGTTCTACTAGTGTGGCCGCCGCGACTATCTCCAGGACTTCGGCCCGCTCGGCGATGGATGTCCTGGCGACGGTGAGCGAAACGTCCATCAGTTCGTCGACAGCCGCGCTCAGTTTGTTGGGGATCCTCCCGTCTTTTGCCATGCGGAGGATGGAGGGACGCCGCACTTTTGCGTTAAACGGCGTCCCGTCCAGGAAAGGCGGGAGCTCAACTACGAGCTCCGCGCCGTATACGTTTACCTTCTTCAGGTCCTCGAGGGAAGTCGGCTCAAGCGTGCTCGTGCCTTCTCCATCAAGTATTGCCTCGGTCATGTGAGTCCTCCTAGGTTATCGCTTCGACGATCTCTTCCTTGATGGCGCCATCGCCCGTACTCGGGTTGGACCTCGCCGTGATGACGAACTTGTCCTCGGCGAACTTCTTGTCCGTGTTGTCGCCATCGCCGATCTGGCCCATGCAGAACGGGAAGGTCAACTGGAGGAATCCGTCCAGCGCTCCCTCTACTTCGTCGGTTTCCGGCGTGGTGTAATGCGGCACCCACACCTCGAGTGAGAACATGCCGGCGAACGTGCTGGAGCTTTCCCAACCGACGACCTCCGTTGCCTGCAGTACCAGATTGCCGCCGGCGATAGCGTGCTTGAGCTCGAAGTCGAGAGAAGCCACCGTCAGTTCGAGGTCCACGCCCTTGAACATGTCTGCCTCGGTGATGGTGCAGACCACGACGTCACCGCCCCGCTGTTCCTTCTCATCGCCTTTGATAATCGCCGGCTTGATTGTGAGAGCGTTGGGGATGTTCGATACGACGGGAACTGCCGAGGGGTCCGCGGCTCCCGTGTCCAGGAGCTCGGTCACCCTTACCTCTTTGATCGAGTTGTAAAAATCACCCATTTATTTCACCTCCTGTACGTGCTTGTGTTTCTTCAGTTCAGTCAGCCTCGGTCCAGTGACGGAAACCGCCACGCCTTTTGTCAGGCGCTCGTAGGTCCCGTCAGAGAAGCGGTACAAATAAGACCCGGTCGCTATAAACGCCGGGTCCTTCTCCGGAGCCTTCTCGGGCTCCCAATTTGTCTCGTTCATAACCTCACCTCACTATCGCCACCTCGAATTCGACTATCCTGAAAATGGTCTCGCGGTCATCATCGTTAGCATCTCCCGAGGTCCCTGTGTGTTCGGGGATCCCCGAGGCAAGCCGGGCATTGTTCAAAGCCCCGATGACCTGATAGACCAGAGCGTCTAGATCGTCGTAGTCCTCATCTCTTGTGTGGACCATGACCTGGATTCGCTTGTTCAACCCCTGCTTGACCGCGTCTTCACCTGCCACTCTGACCACGCCAAACGGGCTGGGGCTCAGCTTGTTCGCCCTCTGCGGCTGGTAGAATTCGTCGAACGACATGTACAGAGCCGTTCGCAGGTACTGGAGGACCTCGTCTCTTATCGCCATTACATCCTCATGATCCGTGAGTAGTTCGAGAACACTTCAGCCTTGTTCGCGTCTATCGTGGGGTCCAGGATCTCGTACTTCTTGTCCATCGCGAGTTCGAGATAGACACCGTAGTCGACCTGGTGGGCGATGTAGATCATGATCTTGTTGCCCTTCATGTAGGAGCCGCCCTTGAGACCCCTTCGCGCGTTGCCCGAGATGTCATGCCATGGGGCGTTGGCCTGGGCGTAGTTCTGCAGCCTGGGAGCAGCTTGCATCTGCGAGTACGCGGCGAGCGCGACCTTCGTCTTGCTGACTTCCTTGACGAGCTTGCCGATGGTGGAATCCAGACCCCTCATGGCCATTTAGGACATCTCCTCCAGCGTGCATTGCTTCGAGATTACAAGTCCATTCCAGGTGATCTCTCGCACGTCTGTTATCCTGTAGAACTTGCCCAGCGTGAAGGTGTCCTCATTCTCGTCCGAGTGCTCGAGGATATCGGCGTCGTGTTCGCAGAGCATCCTCAACTGCCGGGTCCTGATGAAGCGAAACTCGTCGCCCTCTCTGACTCTCTCGGTCTTGTTCTTGCCGTAGAGCCTGAAGGTCTGGGCGTCCAGTTCGTCGGTCGATGAAGCCTTTTTCCCGTTCGTGACCGTAGAAGTCTTGCGGCTTATGATTATGCTTGAGGGGTTGTCCGCGATCATCCGGGACGTGTCGACCCTCATGGAGTCTGTCAAGAGCGACGTAGCTGTTCCCCCCTGCTCGTCCTGAACCGCCAGTATTGTTTGATGCAGTATTCCTGTGCACTCCCCTTGTCCACCGATTCGTCACCCAGGGAATAGGCGAGCCCGGGGAAGGCATCGATGATGCCCGCTTTGCAGAGCCAGGAGAACGCTACAATGTCCATCAGGTCGTAGACGTAACCATGAAGGTAGACGCCCCCCTGTTTCACGTCGAAGACAAAGGACCCGTCGATAGGATCTGCCGTGTAGTCACCGGCCTCTTCGTACTCCGTGCCCTCGTAGGCATCGGTCAGCGCGATGGTCTCGACGTAGTCCCGCCCGTAGTACCAGGTGAGGTAATCCTCTGTCTGCAAGGGCTCGAAGTAGATGAGCTTACGCCTGGTCTTGGCGAGGTTGGTTATCTGCACGTCAGTGACGACAGGGGGATCTCCCATGTCCTCGAGCAACAGCCTGACATGTTCGAGCAGGTCGCTATCCATGCCTCAGCATCTCCTTCACCGTCTTCTCCTTTTCGGTCAGGACCTGGTAGTAACGGTGCTTCGCCTTTATGCGCTCCTTAGAACGCTTCTCCCTGTCGTGCCTGATCGTCAGGCCGAATCTTTCAGACCTGTATCCTTCGCCGGCCTCTCGGATGTCGCAGATGAGTCGGCTCTCCGAGTCCACCAGGCGGTAGTGCAGACCTTCGTAGTGCAACCCTTCAAAGTGCCTGAACAACCGCGGGTAGAAGTGCGTCGAGCCTCCCTCCCTGAGCACCGGGCAGAACAGCACGTCTTGATCGGGCAGGTCGTCTAAGACTTCCGGATTCTCCACCCATTCGTCCGCGTCCAGGGCGAGATACCAGTCGCACCCGCCGATCAGGTACATGTTGCGCTTCTCCACCTCCGACAGGTCGGGGCAAATGGACAGCGACACCTCTTTGTCCAGCCCGCTCAAGTATGCAAGCGTCCCGTCTGTAGAGTAGCCCGGCTCGCCAGTGAAGTGTGGGAAATCTTGAAACACGCCGTCGATTGCTACAATGCGGTCGACGTGGTCGATGGCCGATTCGATGCAAGTCTGCAACAGGGGCATGTCGTTATATGTGATAAGAACGAGGTTCAACATTTCTCTACGTTACTTACAGTGTCGTTGGTGTGTTATCAGACCAGCTTTCGACTTGGCTAAAAAGCCACAACCGCAAAGGTGTTGGGGAGGCAGCCCATTCGTCAGCGTCGAGGTCGAGATGTCTGCTATTCCCCGCAGTCGGAACAGTCCGCTCTTGAGCAGGTCCATCGCCAGCTGCTCGGACATCCCTGCTTCTGTGACGTCCACGACCTGGCCCCGGGGGAACAGGACGCTAAGGCCTATCCCCAGGTCGATGCGCTTCTCGTCTTTCGGTCCTACATACGAAAGGTATCGAATCATGTGGGTGGAAAGGGGAGCCGTGAGACTCCCCTTCCATTACCTCCTTGTCGGGTCTAGGCGTTCGGGTCAGTGGACGCCGTCCGCACGCAGATGATTCCCGTGTCGACGTCATCCAGCGTGACCTTCTCGTAGCCGTAGACGACGCTGATGGACGTACCCCATTCGTTCTCGTAGTCGAACTTCTCGGGTATCCAGCGGGGTGCGCGGCCGAGGCCGTTCACCGCGGCGCCGGAGCCGAAGAGTATCGCGCTCGCAACGTTGCTTACGGGGCTGTTCGTGTTCTCGTCGCTGGGGACGCGCGCGCTCTCGTACAGGACTACGCCGTCCCAGTGCCCGAGGGCGCCGGTGAACAGCGGGTTGTCCATGCCGGGAGGCATCGCTTCCCTGTTGGCCTGTGTCCAGACAGTGTCGCCCTTCAGATCGTAAGCCTGGAACTCATCGATGACCATGCCGTAGTACGACTGGCCGTTGATGACGAACGCGGGCTTGATCAGGAGCTGCTTCGCCTTGACCCTCGCCTTGCTGATGACCGTAGTCGTCAGCTTGTCGGTCGAGTCGATATCGTTGATCCCGGTCGCGTTGCCGCCGTAGATGACGTTGTCCGGAGCGGTGGTCAGGACAGTGAACAGGTGGTCGTCCAGTTTCCCTGAGAGCCACTCGGCCAGTGCCACTTTCGACAGGTTGCCGAGGTCGTAGATGCTCTGCTCGTCGGTCATGATGTAGTTGCTGGTCGCGTGCCTGAGCTGGTCGACGGACACGTCCTGGTAGTCGAAGCCGAGGTTTTCCTCGGTCCCTCTCAGGGTCGTGTTGCCGGTGACTCCTGCAGCAACGAGCTTCTTCACCGTGTGGATCCTGATCGTGTTGCCAGGCTGGCTGGTCAGATCGCTCTTCTGGATGATCGGCTTACCGGAGCCTTCCGGCCCGGTGAACTTGTCCCAGAAAGTGTCGAGCAGTGCCTGCCGCAGGATCATCGCACCGTACAGTATCGGTACGTGCCCGGGGATATCACTTGATGCTAGTGCTGCCATATTGTTTCACCTCCTCCTGAGGCTTTAGATCAACTTGATTTCTCCGCTCGCGATCTTCTCGGAAAGTTTGGAGTCCTCGTCCAAGAGTTTGTTGAGCTTAGCGGGGTCGTTGAGGTCGGCCTGAGATATGGTCTTCATGCCTTCCCCGTCCTTCCCGGTGTTACCCATTCCAGCGGCGCCGATCCCGGGGGCCTTTGGGTGTGCCTTCGCGTAATCCTCGACGACCGAGGCAATATCTTCTTTCGAGGTCACGTGGGGCAATATCCAGCGGCTGTCGGGGACGAACTCGGGATGCTTCTCGGCGAGATACGAATGCAGTTCCACTTGTAGGGCGAGCGTGTCACGGGCCTTAGTTGAGGCCTCGAGCTCGACCTGGCTCTTCTCGTAGAGCGTCTTGAACTCATTGTTCTTTTCGAGGGCTTCCCTCTCCGTCTTGTCCTGGGCTGCCTTGATGGTGTCACGCTCTGCTTTAAAGGCATCACGCTCTTCCTTCAAGGACTTGTTCTCAGCATCTCGCTTGTCTGCCAAGCTTTGGAAATGCTTTGCGTCTGCGGCCAAATCCCGTTCCGAAGTGTCGCCAGAAGTCTCCTCCTGCTTCTCCTCCGTGCCGCCATCTGTCGCTTCAGCCATGTCAGTACCTCCTGGGTACTAGAAAGGCCCTCCGGAATCTCCGAAGGGCCAAGGTATGTGAACCGCGGTTGCGGTGTGTTTTCAGTCGATGTCGTCGACGTAGCGCAGCAAGGGCTTCCAGCTGCAGTTGCCAAAGTTCTTCACGCGCCAGAACCATGTCCTGTCAAAGAAGAGCATCTCTACCGTTGCGTGAATGGGACCCATGTTCATTCTTGTCCCTCCGGTGGTAGCAAAACGACTGATTCGCAGGGCAAGATATGCAACTTGCCATCTTCTTCCCATATAACCAAGCGGAAAGCGTCACCGCCGCATATTGCTATGCAACCAACGTCCTCCATAGACTTATCGCATGTCGGCCCATCGCCGTAACTAAAATTCATGCTGCCATCTCCAATTCGTTCCGTGACCACCAGTCGCCTATCCTGCCGCCGCCCGTCTGCATGTACTCGTCAATCCAGTCGTTGAACACGGCCATCTCGACGACGACGCTGCTCGTAACGCACAAACAACCGCAATGCGGTGTCATCGGTATGTCACCTACAGGGTAAACGCCTATCCCAAGACCCTCATCATGCTCCGCATAGTCGGGGCACTCACACATGATGTCCGGGTGCTCCGACGACAGTTCCCACTCCTCGCCGTAACAAGCCGGGTTCCGCTCGGCGCTCAAATGCTGCGCCTGCTTGAACGACTCCATGTACTCGTTACGAAGAAGCCGCGCCGCATCGAAAGAGACAGGCCGCTGCCTGAAGGTGAATGTCAAATGCTTGCCGGTCTTCGGGTCGATCTCCTTCAGCGTGCGGGTTATCGTCGGGCTGAGCTTCTTGCCCTGCCTCGCCGGCTGCAGGAACCGCTTCAGTTGCTCGGCTATCCTGGGGTCGTCGTAATGCAACCCTCTTGCCATGCCCTCTGTGACGATGCGGGAGATGCCGGAGCGCGAGAGCTCGCCCATCTTCCATATCCTGTCCGAGAGGTAGAGCCCGTCCTCGTAGGTGCGCGCGTACAATATCTGCACGGCCTCTGTGGGGATGCGCCCGATGAGCTTCGCCGTGTCGACGGTTATCCCCAGCCGCTTGTCGAGCACCTCCAAATACTCCGCCGTCCCCTTGCGAAAAGCATCCGTCTGGATACCCGCCGCTTCCCTCAAAGCTTTTTCGATCAGGGTCTCGTAGCCGGACTGCGCGTCTGCCGCAGCTTTCGACAGGTTGCCGACGACCTGCTTGAGGTGCCACTTCGCGAAGTCGGTAGGGGCTTTGGCGAGCTCCTCGTTCACCTGGGCGGCGAGGTCAAGGTAGATCTTCGCAACCTGCCGGTCGTAAGATGCTAGCCTTCGAAACGCTTCGCCCCGGGCCCTCGCCATGTACCCGGCATACGTTTCGGGGGTCACTTGCCTTTCTTAGCCTTCCCGCCCTTGGCCGAGGATTTCTTGGACCCTACAGGGGATGAACCCTTGCTCTTCGCCCGGGCTGCAAACTTCGCCCTTGCTGCCTTCTGTGCTGCCGTTGCCATCATGTTCTCCTTTTATAATCCTGGCGCCGGCGGGGCCGCCGCTTCCGCCGCTATCCTCGAGCCCGTTAGGTCAGGGTTGAACGAAGCGTCTATCTGCGTTCTCTCGGCGAGTATCTTTGCCAGCTCCTCTTCAGGGTTCTGCACGCCGCGCTCTTTCATGATCGTCACGACGCTCTTGACCAGCATCTCGATCTCTTTGGCCTGTATCTCCAACAGCTCCAATTCGTTCTGCGGGATTCTCGGGGTCGTCTTGATCTTCATGCCCAGCTTGTCCGGGTCGTACTTCAAGCCCTCATAAACCTGCGCTGTCTTCAAAACATTCGTATAGACCTCTTCGAGTCCGGGTCCCCAATACATCATCTTGCGGTTGCACTTCGAGACGATCGAAGTGAACATCAGCTTTATGGCGACGCCGGAGATCGCGCCTGTCGTGTCGATCTTGTCCCGGGTGATATTCGGGACTCCACTGAACTGATGGATTTCGCCGAGCAATCGGTCGACGTAGGCTTCAAGAGCGGCCATGCTGCCAAGCGTAGACTCAAGTTTCTTGGCGTCGGCCGGATGGTTCTCGTCGCCGCTCATCAGCTTCCAGACAGCCCCTGGAGAAACCTCAAACTCGTCTGTGTTCGATTCGTCGATGTTCAACAGGAGCGCGATCGGGAACAGTTCGAACTTCAAAGCGTCGGCCTGGTCTGACATCTTTCTGCAGACCTCGTTGATCGGGTCATACAAAGGCTCGAGGTCGCTCTTCCCCCATATCTCGCCCAGGTTCGGCTCGTTCGGGATCAGGGTCACGGGGAGGAAGTCGATCGGCTTGTTGTCCTTGTATAAGGGCCCGTCGAAAAGTATCTCGCGCGGCTTCGGGTCGGCACTCTCTCCGAGGTCCTCGACGTTGAACAGAGCCTCAGTCACCCAACAGACTGTCTTGCCCGAGATCGACCTCAACTCAAACGTCTGCCGCCAGATCGTCTTCTCGTCATCCTGGAACGAACAGAAGTGCACCTTCTCCATGATGTCGACGTCGTCGGCGTTCATGATCGGGAAGCATTCTCTGGAGGGGCGGAAGATAGTGCGTATCTTGTTGAGCATCGGGTTCCACAAGACCTTGACCGCGATGCCCCCCGTCAGACTTCCTTCACCTGCCGACTGCAGAAGCTTCTGGTCAAGCTTGTTATCTCTGTGGACTTGTTCGAGGACTTGGTAGGCGTTCTCGTCCTCAGCGTCCAGGCCTATCGGGTTCTCGAACATCCAACTCGCGATTTCGTCGATGAAAAACTTGGGATATCTGAGTTGGAGTTTGGAGGGGGTGTACTTCGTGTTATTAGATTTACGAGAATCGGAGGGGTAGTCGTGGACTTCCTGGTGGATGTTGAGGTCACCCTCTGACCACTCGGCGACCTGAGCCTCGATGTAGCGCCAGAACTTGCCGTCGTAGTAATCCTGAGCCTTCTGAGCGGCAAGGACCCGTTCCTTCGCGGCATTGGTCAATATCTTCAGCTCGGGTGGGTATGCCGCCATCGGCAAGTTCATCGGGTCTTTCATCTGAACCTCAGGTTCTTCACTGTGCCTCCGCCTGCTCGTTTCTTCAGCATCAATTCAGTTATGCACCAAACAAGTGCGTCGAATCTGTCCGGCGAGAAGTCCGCCTCGCCTGGAACGTAGGTCGTCATCTGATCCTCGAGTTGCGAGAACGTCCCCACGTGGTGCACGCGCCGCTGCTCGTATAGCGCGGCTACCGGTTCCGCTCGCGCGATCTTGCCCTTGGAAGCGTGGACGCCCCTGTAACTGACGTTCGGGTCGACGGTCCTTATCGTCTTCTCGACCAGGTCCCCGCCGTTGTTCGTCTCGGCGATGACCCTGTCGGCTTTCATCGCGTGATAGGCTCCGACCGCGACAGAAGCCCATGCGTCTGGGCTCCTTCGTCCCGACAGGTCGTTGAACACATAGGCGTGGCCATTAGAAGCCCTTGAAGCGACGATGATGCCCGTCTCGTTGGACTCATCTGACGAGGTGACAGCCGGGTCGACGCCTATAACAGTCCTTACCAGCTCCACCTTCTCGGGCAATGCCAGGACCCTGGTCTCATCGAGTAGTGCCAGCGTCCAGAGGGCACCTGGGGTGTCTGTCAACAGTTGCCCCAGCAGCTCCTGCCTGCCGAGCCTCGTCCCCTCGTAGGTCAGGATGTTCTCGCGATAACCTCCCGCGAGGTTCTCCATGTTCTCGTAGGACGTGCCTGTGACGACGACCACGCCGTCCATCTTCAGCAGTTCCTTGAGCTGCTTGATCGGCCGGGGCGTTGTCGTTATGAGCGACTTGGCATCCCCGAGCCGACAGCCAAACATCGCGTTCGACCATGCTTCCTCGGCATATCGCCAGGAGGCAAGTTCGTCAGCCCAGATAAAATGGTGGGACGGCCCTCTAAGCTGGTCAGGCTTGTCGCCCGAGAACGTCTCAGCCTGTACCCCGTTCGGCCAGGTTATCCTGCGCTTCGACGGCTCATAGTGCGGATAGAACCAGGGCGGGGAACAGGCCAGTATCCCGGCCTCGCCCTCGACCATCGTGGAACGAAGCTCGCCGGCCGTCCTGGCGATTAGCCCCATCCTCGGAGCCGTCGCTTTGAAGGCCAGGTCCCGGACGTACTCCGCGGCGGTGCGCGTCTTGCCCCAACCGCGGCCGGTCATGATCAGCCACTTGCGCCAATCACCTTCGGGGGGGAGCTGTCCCTCCCGCGCCCAGAAGTCCCAGTCGTACTTTAGTGCCTCAGCTTCCCTTGGGGTCAGGGTGCTCAGCAGTTTGTGCCTGTCGCCTACGCTCAGCGATAGAATCGAGTCCCGAAGTGAGCGCTTCGATCGGGCTGACTGGTATCGGTCCTCCGTCGGGTCCGCTGATTTCGCGCTTGTCGCCATAAACGTCTCGCCTCAAGCCTTTCAGCAGGAAGATCAGGAGCGTGTCCGAGGGGTCCATCCAGGCAGTCGCCCGAGCTATAGCCGCTCCTTCGAGTCGGTCGGCAACCTGCTCCTTGGCATTCGCGACGTGGTCGACAAAGGCGGGGTCGGCCTCGAGCCAGCGGTACCAGGTCATCCGGTCGATGCCGGCATAAAGGCAGGCTCCGGTCACCGTACCGACGGTCACATAACCGTCTAGCGCCTTGCCCTTTTTTATAGTCGTCGCATCTGTAACAGGCTTCTTAGCCGATGAACTTGCCTTCTTCTGCGGCTTTTTCTTCGGCTTGGATGAACTTGCGGTTGCCTTGGACGCCTTCTTCGTCGCCATCTAACGCTACCTTTACTGTGATTTCGAAGACTCGCCCGGTACAGACCCCGAGCTGCATGACTGCCAGTGATTCTGTCTGCGGGACATCCAACTTCACCAGGAAGCCGTCGCCGCCGCCGTGTGTCTGGATCGCGCTCTGGATATTAGGCAGGGAGGCCTTGAACTTGATGAGCTCGAATCGCTTCTTTGGCACGGGCAAACCTCTCTTCCAGCCCGAACTTCTCTGCGAAGGACAGCACCCCGATGTTATGCACCGCATCGGGCCCCATCGTGTGATGGTCAGCACACAGCGGAATGATGTTCTCGGGGATGTCTTTCGCTTTGCCAGCCGGCCGCTTGCAAACGATATGGTGACGCTGGGCGGGTCGGCCGCAGATTTCGCAGTACATGCGCCTCCAAAAGAAAAAGCCGCCCGAGAGCGGCGAGTGTGCGGGTCCCGCCGGGGGTAACCGCGGGACCTGAGGTCGGCTGGAATGAACAGCCGTGATCGTCGCTGTTTAGCCCCAGCGACAGGGCATAAAAAAACCCGCGCTCGGCGGGTTGTGTCAAAACGAATGACTCTACTAACTTACCAAAAGGTCAACCGTCAGTCAAGGGTTTCCCCCGCGAGCTTGTCCCGCCAGTACTGCGCGTTCTCTTTTGCCTCCCTATCCATGCCCTCCACGACCGTATATGCATCGTCGTTTTTCACAAGGCATCCCGAATCTGAGCCCTTGCGTTTCCGGTCGAAGATCAGGAACGCTTCGTGCCTCCCTACTCCGTAGGACTTCTCGAGAGCGTGGATGTAGACCGCCATCAACTGCTCGACTCCGATCATTCGCCCCTCCTGAGGTAGACGCTGAAGGCCAGGACCGCATTCTGAGCCGCTGCTCCGAGAGTCCCCTCCACCTTCCGGGCTGGCTGGCTCAGTATCCACTCCACGTTGTCCTGAATGAGCTTCAGCCTGAAGGCCATCTCGCCGCTCCCGCTCCGGGACTTCATCAGCTCTCTCAGGTTCGCGAGGGCTTTTCTACAGTGCGGGTGGTACTTTTTCGGCGTGTTCGCCATCGGGAGCCCGCAGAGGAGACAGGACTTGGAGATCTGACCCATGTCATTCAAGCGACCGCCCCCTTGGCCAGCATCTGCCGGCGGGTGTTGCTCTCCCGCTGCTGCTTCGTATGTCTGATGGGAGCGCACAGTTCGCAGAGATACGACCTGTAACCGCGGTGGGAGATATCGGCACCGCAGTCAATGCACCTGCAGCCAAGCTCCCGGCTCTTGCGAAGGTTGGAGGTGATCTCGATCGCGAAGCATGGCCCGCAGAAGCCAGCAAAATGGGGTATCGGGTCTCCACAGGAACGGCAGTTGCCGCGGAGCTGGACGTCAGCCTTCTTCATCTGCTCTTCAGCCTCTTCGAGGAAGAGACGGTCGACTTCGGAGAGCGGCTTTCTGGCTTCGCGGGCTTCTTCTACCGCGGCGAAGTATTCAACAGCGTCCATCATCACCAGCCCTGCCTCCTTTCGATTCGCTTGACCTCGAAGTCCCCGAGCCTGACCTTGCTCTCGATGAACTGCCGTGCCGTGCCGTGGAATACCGGGATGCCCTTCGCCTTCGCGTGGTCGGCCTCGATATCGGCGCCCATGGAGATCCCCGGGAGCCGGAGCATGACGTCACAGCGCTCCAGAAGGTGGAGGTCATACTCGTACCAGAAATCGGGGGGCATCGGGTAGACGAGCTGGCAGAGAAGCGTCAGGTGCGGGACCAGGGCGACGTAGCCCCCGGCCACCAGCGTCTTCCAGGCGTCTATTGCCAGGCGCGTGTTCTCGATAGGCTCCGGGTGGGTGTAAGGGCCAGCGACATAGACGAGGGTCTTCATGCGCACCACTCCAGCCGCTCCCATTCGCCCGAGTGAACCGCCCACAGGATGAAGCAGTAGACCGAATTGTCGATGAGCGAGTCATGAAAAACTTCAGGGAAAGGAACGCCCGACTTGATCTGCTGCTTGATTCGCGCGCCCTTGAGCCGGTGTACGCCCACCAGGTCCTCGAGCGTGACGTCCAATATCGACTCCTTGGCATGCTCGTTCTGCCGGGCGATGAAGATCTTGCGGCAGTCAGCCTGGAAGGCGTCGAAGGCGTCCAGGAGTGGGTTCGCGGCCGGGACCGGGTTGGCTTCGACCGCTTTCCGCTTCACTGGTACCTCGATCGGCGTTGGATTGAACCCCTTCAAGTCCTCCGGCTTCTCCTGCCCGCACTCCTCGCAATTCTCCGGCGTCTGCTTGACCTTCCTGCCGTCGTAGGTGAACAAGTTCCCGCACTTCTTGCACTTCGCTTCCATGCTTCTCAGCTCCTTAACCGTGTTCTCAAAGATTTCCGTCTTCGTCAGGCCCCGCACTTCAGCCGCCACCGCTTCGAGGACGTCCGTCGTGCCGTACGCCTTGCACAATGCCGCGCCCTGCCGTGAGTAGGGTGTCAGCGAGGCCCCCCCCCCCGGCTCATTCAGTAACCCTGTCCTTCTCCCAGCAACACCGCTTGTACTTGCGGCCGCTTCCACAGGGACAGGGCTGATTGCGCCCGACCTTCGCGCCCCTACGGACTGTCTCCACGGTGAACTGCTTCGTTACCTTTGGCGCGGCCATTGAGATGTCGATTCGTGTGTGTTCGCCGTCCTCACGAAGCTCTCGTTCTATTTGCACGCCGCACCCCTTTCTTCAAGCGCCTTCTTGCAGGCCTCGCAGATTGCCAGGCCGTCTCGTTCTTCTGTTGCTTCGTGGCAGCCACACCAGCTACAAAGGCGCATCAGTTTCCTCCCATTAATGGCAGCGGTGGTTTGTCGCATCTATCACCTTTGCGGCGATTAGCCTTCGCCCATAGCGGCCTTAGATTCCAGAGGCTCCAACACGCTTTGAAGTCGTGGTCCTCTGGTGATGAGAAGTTGAAGTCTGAAATCGGGCGGATGTGATCGATATGCCAGGTGGACCCGTAGTTCTCCCAGGTCATGCCGGTGATGAATTGCGCTTCAATATGTACCTTGAGGTCGGCAAGAGAGTAGCCGACAAGACCTTCCCAAGAACGACCATTCTTGTTCCCGTTAAGAGCGCTTCTAATAGACCTGCCGACGTTGTAATGCAACCGATATTGAGGATCCTCGCGACGCCGAGCGTAATATACCCGACGCTCTTCTCGGTGTGTCTCATGCCAGCGCCTGTTGGCTGCCCTGATTTTTTCTCGGTTCTTATCCTTATAATCCTTAGCCCGTTTGCGCTCACTCGCACGGTGCATCTGCCTCCAAACCTTGTATGGTACGTCCTGGTGTTTGTCGCAATAAATCCGCTTGGCGCTTCTAGGAATTGGAAGCGGTTGGCCGCAGACCTTGCAGAATGCTGGCGTCGTGAGTCTGTTTCTGCTCACGGCTTTCTTGGGAGTCAAACCACAACCTCCACCTGAAACAGCCGGCCCTGTCCTGCCGGCTCTCCATCCTCTGTTACGGTGCATGTGTCACAGTCCACGGGCGGGCGCGGGCAGGTGTCGCAGAGAAGCATCGATGAGGCGATCATCCCGTTGTGCTTCTTGCAGTAATGCCGGCACCACGAGACGAGCTTGTGCGGTGGTAGATAACGGTGGCAGTGAGCGCACCAGGCCCAGGGGAGCTTCCACTCGCCACTTGCCGCCAGCTTCCCGTGCCTCAGCATTATGGCTTCACTCCCACTTTCAGCCCCCGGATCAGCAGCCAGGAGATCACCAGGGTTACGGGGATGACGATGGCGAGGACGTGGAAGCCGTTCATCGCCTGTGCCTCTCGATCGCCGTCTCGTCCTGGACTTCTGCTACCATGCCAGGGTCGATGCCGTGCGCCTCGATGAGCCTCCTGGCAGCAGCCGATAAGCGCGGGTCCTGAACGAAGGCCCCTGACGGCTCCCCCTCCGGTTCCCCGTGCATTTGCACATCCGGTTCCCCCTGGGGGGGTAGGGGGGGAACTGCAGATGCAGATGAAGAAAGACGCGCGCGCGAGGGTGTTACATCGGCGTTACAGCCTGCGTCCCCTTCTGTTACATCTGCGTTACAGTCGCGTTTCCCCCTGTACTTCTCGATGCGCTTCCGGCCCTTTTCCCGCTTGAGATAGGCCTTTCTCATGCGCCGGTTCACAAGCGTTACAATTCCGTTACAAGTCGTCATATCGGCTGCATTTAGCGCCTCATTTTCTGTTACAAAAGTGCGCAACTGTGCCACAGAACATGCACACATGCGCGCAAGTTGCTCCTCTGTGCCGGAAATAAGTCCGCGGTCGCCGTCCAGAAACATCGCGTCTAAGGCTTCCCTCCAGACGGCGCGAGACTCAAAGGTGAGTGCGATGACGCGGGGGTCACGCCGGAAGTCGCCCGGGTACCATTGATACGCCGGCGCTTTGTTCTCGTTGTCAGCCAACTACCTATCCTTCCTAATCGCTTCCAGGCACCCCGGGCAATCGACCGCCCGCTTCGTCCGCTTCCAGCCTGAGAACGGCACCAACTTCTTGCGCCGGCAACTGACCTCATACCCGCCCTTCGCTTTCACCCGGTGGCCGTGGTGAACTAGGCCGCCATCTCGATGTTGTAGTCTCAAGCCGCCTCCTTGTACCTGTCCGCGTCGAACAGCGCTCCATGCTTCGGGTGGTGGTTCTTCATCATCCAGACCTGTCTCATCCAGCGTTTCTTGTAGGCGAGGAACACTTTCACCGAGTACCTGATCGCCGGGTACCAGTCACGCTTGCAGGAGCACGCCCAGAAGCCCCGGCCTGTGCTGGCGATGGGGTAGTCCGTCTGGATCTCCAGCCACTCCCTCAGCCGCCGCTCATCGACTCCTGTAGCCTCCACGATCTTCATCACCGGGCACGGTTCCTTGGGGGTCGCGCCGCTGCCCGAGAGGTACTCGTAGACCGCGAATTCAGGAAAGTCGTCGGGTATGGTCAACCCGCCTCCTCTTCTGCCTCGCAACTGCTCGAGGCCACCACGGTACGCTGCAGGTTCAGGCAGTAGCCGTGGAACTCCGAGCACTCGACGTACAGGTTGTAGGGGCAGTCGGCGCAGGTCATCGTGCCTCGATGGGAATGGGGATGGCCGAAGCGGGTTGCGTAGCATCCTCCTGGTGGCAACTCGAGGGGCCCGCCCCGGCCAACTTGTCTGCTATCTCTATTCCCAGGTCCAGGTACGCGCCGAGCTTGTCGATCAACCGCGGGTCCGGGATGATCTCGACGTTCGCATGGCATGCCCGGGCGCGCCGGAGTACTTCCTGCAGCTGGGAGGGCAGCGGCTGCTTCTCAAGCCCGGGGCAGAGGTCGCGTGCGGTCATGGCTTGCCTCCGCGATCGTGGCAGTCGGGCCTATCGGCTTGAACGGTTGTCATGTATCCACCCTTCTGCCAGCACATATTTCCATTGCCGGGGAAGTGTGGGCATTCTCCGCAGGTCGGGCAGTGCGGCTTTTCCTTGCGGAGCACGAACCGGGTCAGCTTGACCTTCGTGACCTTGCCCTGCAGCCGCAGCATGTCCCTGGACAGCTCGTCGTCCAGCGTCTCCAGCCGCGCCACCCTCTGCTCGAGGTCGTCGATGCGCCTCTTCAGTGCCTTGCGCTTCATGCCGCCGCCTCGTCTGACTTCCAGACGGCGCATATCCCGTTCGGGCCCATCAATTGGTCGGTGAACTGGCAGTCCTCGAGGCCGACCATGGCGTCAACTCCAAGCCCGAAGTCGCACCTGGTCGCTATGCCCTTCGGTGTTCCATGCGCGCAGTGGCGGCAGTTGTGCCGCTTCCGGAGGACCGCCTTGATCTCGGGGAAGTCGTCCGGCTCGAGGGGGCAGTCGCTGTCACTCACGCCCATGCCCAGGTTGCCCGTGTTGAAGGGGCACACCGGCCATTCGTTGCCTTCATCGTCGCGGCTGGTGCCGTAACGCACGGGGCATTCGTTGCATTTGCCCGGGACCGTT